ATGAGGCAGGTGGTATAACCGTATCAGATTCACTCGGCGCCGGCTTCGATGACGACGCTGTGAGGATAAGCGGATTTGGTTCGCTGTCAGGTGACACACCGTCACTAAATGATTCATCAAATGCCAACTACTACACGGATCACGCATGGTCAGGTGCAGTCACCGTGGCAGGAACCAATGAAGCAATATCAAGATTTGGAACGATAAAACACTTCACAACCGACCTGAGCTCGGGCTACCTGCCTGCGGGGCCAGACCTTAACACTGGACGTTCGGGCGCACAGTACTACAACTTCGCGTTCAGGAGAACCACGATGGCCAACTTCACTGTTAGATTGACGGGGACCGTGTCAGGCTTCTTCATTGCGGCACCAGGCACTGCGATAGATTCAGCATCAGGATTGAACGGATGGTTGGACGCCAGCACCACTTACGGTGGATCGGGTGTGCCGGGTTCAGACACCGGCAACGGCGGAAATGGATCAAATGGTTGTGCGTTCACATCGGGAGACAGAATTCAAGACGGTACAAGTTATTCCAACCAAACATTCACACTTACTCTGGGATCAGAGAATGCAACGAATGCCACAGGAAACAATGTACTCGTCAGGATCAAACTAGAATCGGGAGACAGTATCACAGCACTGAGCATTGAGTAATGGCAATAACTGACGCGAAAAAAGTAGACTACCTCTGGAAGAAACTGGGTTATGGTGCCACCAAGACAGACACCAACGCGGCCAAGAAGGCTCCAAACGAAGCCATCGCTTCACCATTATTGCTTAGGGGTGACAACACATGGAACCAGGCCAGTAGCATACCATCCACACTGCCGGCATCGACTGCTGGTGTCGTGGAAGTGTATCCAACCTCTGCTCCAATAGAAACCACAGCAGACGGAACTGCTACTGCCAACAGGACCTGGAAGACAGGCGAGATTGATTGGATACCACCCGAGATAGGATCTACATACCAAGTAAAAGTCTACATACACACGTCATCTGATGCCAGCAACGCGGCCGGATCGGGAGACCAGGTGTTCGCAACAGGATCAGGCAACAATGATGAATGGTTCTTTGATTACCAATCCGGAGTGTTGCACTTCATAGGCAGTAACCTACCCAACGGTATCGATTTCACAGGCAAAAGTGTTTACATATCAGGAGGAAGATATCAAGGCACGAAAGGTTTACAGAACCTGTCGACCACGACAGGCAACACAGAGTTCACCACGAACAACATTGGCAACATAGTTACCAATGCGGACATGACGTTCACCACACAGGGAACGGGATTGTTCGACTTCAACACGACGACGGCTGTGGTCGTTCCCACAGGAACAACTGCCCAAAGACCATCGGCGCAGGAGGGTATCATACGCTTTAATACTACAACAGGCAAATATGAAGTCTCCCTGGACGGTTCGACCTATACCGCGTTGCGTACGGAGGCGGCGGCATCGAGCATAACGAAAGACGTGTTCACTGGTGATGGATCATCAACGCAGTTCACAATGACAACCACACCCACAGCGGCCAACAACATAATAGTGTACGTGGATGGCGTCATGCAGGAGCCCACGCAGAACTACACCATTTCTGGTGACACCATGAGTTTTACCGGTGGTGATGATGGTAGTACGATCGAGGCCCCACACTCGGGTGCGAGGATTGTGGTCATGCACGGTTTCGCTGATTAATCTATGACAACACCCTTGGGTGTGTAAAGCAATCTATGTTTGATAAATTTCTGTGAGAACAGGTTATACCTTCCAATCTCACGATCCAGTTCATATCCTATAGTGGCCTGCTCCAGTATGAAGTTGTACACGTCCGGTCCTGACTCAAATCCCACGTTGAACCCTTTCATGTCGTGTTCGTTGCTGATCTCGTAATTGTCACTACACAGTGCCTTGCAGAAGTTCTCAACTTTTGCCCTGTGGCCGTTCATGTTCTCCACTATGTCAGGCCGCTCCTTGAGTTGCTCCAGGCTCCTGTTCCTACAGTGTCCAGGCCATAAAATCTTGACGATGTAATTAATCTTCTTTTCTGTCATCTTTCAACTTCTCCATGTCCCTGAACAGCACACACTCCGCGTTGCCACAGTAATCCAATTGCATGGTCTTGGGCGGGTTGCACAGGAAATAAAATTTTAGATCCGGATGTAACATGATGATGCTACGTAGGTCCTTGAGCACCCTGGGATTTGATATGTCATAGCCCACCAACATCAACTTCTTGTTGCACAGTCCTACCGCTGACAACAGGGCCAGGGTCTGGTCAGATGTGTTCACATCCAGTTGTAGATTGAACTGCGGCGATATGGGCGGGAAACTGTGTACAGCGTCATAGAACACATATTTCTTGTACAGTTCCGGTGTTGTGATGCACTGCACAGGTGAAGGTCTCTGTTGCAGGTACCATAAGAGATTGACTTCCTCCCGCACCCAAACATAATCAATGTTAGTGAAAGACAACGATTTGTTGTTCACAGTGATGATCGGGCCATATCCTGCTAGTTTTATGGGTGAAATGGCAACCTTGTTGGTACCAAGAACTGTAATGTAATCGTGTTTTTTCATATCGTAACGGCGGTATTTAACCGGTGTGTAAAGCAATATTAACATAAATACCATTAGTTTTGCAAGACAACAATTATCGATAAGGGGAAAAAAATGGCAATAGGACGAATAACAGGACAGATGTTGAGTGCCAACCTGGCAAGGTCAGGTACAGACTTAACATTCGAAACAAATTTATTAGCGTTGGACGTGACCAACTCAAGGATTGGTATTGGTACAACATCACCGGCAACCACACTACACGTCTCGGCCACAGACGCACTAAGATTACCGTCAGGTAACACAGCACAGAGACCAGGATCACCTGCGAACGGTGACATCAGGTACAATTCGACCACATCTCAGATAGAAGGTTACGCCGGCGGAGCGTTCGTGAACCTTTCAGGTGGTACATCACTGGCTGACGCAGACACAGACACCCAGATCGAAGTTGAGAGAAGCTCAGACGAGGACCAAATTCACTTCCAAACTGGTGGCACAGACAGAATGCACATCAGAGATGATGGACAAATAGAACTAAACAATCTTAATGTAAATGATCAAACAATAACAGGTCTCACAACCAACGGCGACATCGTGATCACCCCTAACGGAACAGGCAGAACTACGATCACTAACTTGACCGTTGCCGGTTCGTTTGACATGGGTGACTTGAACGCACTTAACGTTGGTGACATCAACGTTGACTCAGTGAGTTCAGACAACGGAACTGATTTCGATCTACTATTAGATGACAACCAAGCGGCGGCGTTAGAGATCAAAGAAGGCTCAAATGCTTACATGACATTCACTACCACAAACAGTTCTGAATTGATCACAGCAAATCAATCATTAACTGTAGCGGCTGATAAAACATTTACGGCTACAACTGCACAGGTTAACGGAGATATTACTGTAAATGGTCAGGTAGTAACTGACACGATTACTTCGGCCGCTTCCAACGCCAACATAGCCATTACCCCAAGTGGAACTGGTGAAGTTGACATCTCAAAAGTTGACATCGACGACGGTGCTATTGATGGTACTGTGATTGGTGCTAACAGCGCCGCGGCAGGTACTTTCACAAGTTTGAACGTAAGTGATGGTAACATTACAAACGTGGGTGATATAAACGTTGACTCAGTGAGTTCAGACAATGGAACGGATTTCGATTTATTACTAGATGACAACCAAGCATCAGCGTTAGAGATCAAAGAAGGCTCAACTGCCTACATGACATTCACAACTACAAACAGTTCTGAATTGATCACTGTGAGCAAACCAATGACTATTGCCACTGGGCAAACTTTGACAACTGACACTGCTGACATCAATGGTGGTGCTATTGACGGCACAACAATTGGTGCCAACTCAGCGGCGGCGGCCACATTCACAAACTTGACTGCTAACGGTGAAATCAACATTGACGGTGATGGATCAGGTGATAACATTGACGGTGTAATCATTGGAGCCAACTCGGCCGCCGCTGGTACGTTTACAACAATAGATACTTCAGGTAACGCCACTATCGGCGGAAACTTGACGGTAAACGGTACGACGACTACCATTGATTCACAGACATTAACAGTGGAAGATCCGCTTATCCAATTAGCCAAGAACAACTCGGGTGGAGCGGCCAACACGTTTGACCAAGGTTTATTCTTCAACAGAGGATCTGATGACAACGTTTCATTCATTTGGGACGAATCAGCGGATGAATTTGCTTTTGCGGTAACATCAGGCGAGGATGGAACAACAGCAGGTAACGTAACGATTGACTCGTATGCAAACATTCAAGTTGGAACACTGACTGCATCAACTATCTCATTGACAGGTGTAGACATAAGTGGTAACAACATTTCTGCTTCAAGATCAAATGATGATCTAGTGTTGGCAGGATCTGGAACAGGTGTTGTGTTAGTAAACGACACATTGAGCTTAGGTGAGAATAATATCACTAACGTTGGCGACATCAACGTTGACTCAGTGAGTTCAGACAACGGCACTGACTTTGACATCACTCTAGACGACAACCAGGCAAACGCTTTAGAGATCAAGGAAGGATCGACTGCTTACTTGAACTTCGCAACAACCAACTCATCGGAGTTGATCACTGCCAATGTTGCACTTACAGTGGCAAGTGGTGTCACTTTCACAACTGACACAGCAGACATTAATGGTGGTGCCATAGATGGCACAACTATTGGTGCTAACAGTGCCGCGGCTGGTACTTTCACAAACTTGACTGTAAACACAGACGTAAACATCACTGACTCGGGTGGTGATGGTACTATTGATGGTGTAATTATTGGTGGTACAACAGCGGCGGCTGGTACTTTCACTTCTATTGCTGGTACAAGTTTATCAGTAGGTGACGGTAACGTGACCAACGTGGGTGACATAGCACTAGACACAATCAGTGCTGATGGCACTACGATAGGCGTGTCAATGACTGACAACACAGCGGCGGCTTTTGACATCAAAGAAGGTTCAAACTCATATTTGAAATTTGATACCACTGATTCATCAGAATTAATCACAGCAGGTAAACCATTGACAGTTGCGACTGGACAGACGTTCACCACTGACACAGCAGACATTAATGGTGGTGCCATAGACGGCACAACTATTGGTGCTAACAGTGCCGCGGCGGCGACTTTCACAACTGCCACTGCTACTTCGGTGAATGCCACAAACGTTAGAGCAAACGATGGCACAGCGGCCATTGTGATCACAGACTCAACAGGTGCTGTTGCAGTATCGACTGCTTTATCGGCCACTGGTAACGTTGACGTTAACGGTGGTAACTTCACATTCAACGAAGACTCTGCTTCAGTAGATGCTAGATTTGAATCAAATGGTGACACACACGCATTATTCATAGATGGTTCTGAAGACCACGTGGGTATCAGAACAAGTTCACCAGCATATGACCTTGATATATCAGGTTCAACTGATGCGTTGAGATTACCACAAGGTAACACAGCACAGAGACCTACAGGTGCAACTGGTATCATTAGGTTCAACTCACAAACAGGAAAATACGAAGGATGTACGGATGGATCAACTTACGTTGACTTTGCGATTGCCGGTGACGCTCCAACGTTCACTAAGGAATCGACTACAGGTGACGGTTCAACCACAACATTCTCTGGTTTCTTCAGCTCTGCTCCAGAATCAGCGAACAACGTATTTGTTTACATTGACAACGTGTACCAAGAACCAACTGAGAACTATTCAGTGTCAGGCACAAACATAACATTTACTTCTGCCCCTCACTCAGGTGCGAGGATATTTGCTATCACGGGTGCTGACAACACAGCATTGGTGACAGGTGGTATTGCTAGATCAGAGACAAGTTCTGTGAACTTCACTTCAAGTGCAACAACGATCATGAGCTTCAACGCCGCAACATACAGAGGTGCGGAATTGTTTATCTCACTCACAGATTCGGCCAACACTGAATACTCTGTGATGAAGGCCAACGTTGTGCATGACGGATCAACAGCATACGGAAACGTTTATGGTGTTGTGAACTCTGGATCAACAGATCTTGCAACGATCACTTTTGTACATGACGGATCAAACACAGTGAATGTACAAGCGGTCACTACAGGTGGTCAGACAGCGGCCAAAGTACAGTACTCACTTGTAGCGTAAAGTAACTTAATTTAAACGCCCTGATTGGTAAATATTACTGTCAGGGCGTTTTTTTTACGGCCTCACACTAAAATAACAACAATCATGCGGGAGATATGGAACCATGACAACAAGAAACTTTAGAGTAAACAATGGTCTTTCGGTCGGTGATATCACGATATCAGCGAGTGCGAACACCATCACAGGTTTGGCCACAGCGGCACCAAGTGCTGACGGTGATGTGTCAAACAAGAAATACGTAGACGATTCGATCACGGCATTGGCCTCGGACACAGTCACGTTCACAAACAAAACATTTGACGCTAACGGCACAGGTAACTCGATATCAAATATCGAAGTAGCCGACTTGGCCGCGGGAGCAGTAGTATTAGAATCAGAAGGCATTGGATCAAACGACAATGATACCACACTACCGACAAGTGCCGCAGTAAAAGACTTTGTGGACACAGAGACGGCAAACGTAGCATCGGACACACTTACATTAACGAACAAGACATTCGACGCCAATGGCACAGGAAACTCGATTTCAAACATAGACTTTGCGGACTTTGCCTCAGGTGTGGTAGCAGACGAAGACACCATGTCTTCAAACTCGGCAACAAAACTGGCAACACAGCAGTCGATCAAGGCATACGTTGACACAGAGATCGGAAACATCTCAACGGCGGCCATCAGTGTAGGTAACTCAAGTGCCACTATTTCTGACACAGGTTCAGATGGTGCATTGACGGTTGTGTGTGACGGTAACACAGAACTAGTAGTAAATGACACAAATGCCACGTTCTCAGGAGATGTTGTGGTAACTGGTAACTTGACAGTGTCAGGAAGTGCTACTTACCTAGATGTAAACAACCTTGCCATCGAAGACAACCTTTTGATTGTTTCTAAAAACAACTCAGGTGGATCTGACCTAGACGCAGGTCTAATGGTAGAACGTGGCAGTGCTGGAAACAACGCCGCATTATACTGGAACGAAGGTGATGACAAGTTCAAAGCAGTGCTGACAACATCTGGATCAGATGCCACAGCGATCACTGACTCTTCAACTGCCACAATCGTGGCCAACATTGAAGGTGCCGTAACAGGTAACGCTGACACCGCCACTGAAGCCACTAACGTGACTGTTACTGCCAACAACACTGCCAACGAGACTGTGTACTTGACATTCGTTGACGGTGCCACAGGCACACAGGGCATAGAGACTGACACAGGATTGAGCTACAATCCATCAACCAACGTTTTATCGACAACAGCATCACAGGCGCAATACGCGGACGTGGCGGAGCGTTTCGAAGCAGACGCTCCTATGGAAATCGGTTCAGTGGTTGAAGTTGGTGGTACAGCGGAAATCACAGAAGCGACTACGGATCTTTCGTCAGACGTTTTTGGTGTAATCTCAGACAAACCAGCATACATGATGAACGCAGGTGCAGGTGACAACACCACACACCCATTCGTTGCTATGACAGGTAGAACACCAGTAAGAGTAGTAGGTGCTGTGACAAAAGGTCAGAGACTTGTTACTTCATCAACAAAAGGTTGTGCTAGAGCAGTGGCGCAGGGTGAGTCAATCTCTCCTTTCAACGTTATTGGTAGAGCACTGGAAACCAACACAGACGCAGGTATCAAATTGGTAAACTGTGCTGTGAGAACCAACAACTAATAAATATCTATACTTTTTAGTAGAATCAAAGGGCGGCTCAGGGTCGCCCTTTTTTTTAGGCGTATAAATACCTATACTGCTGTCGGTCGGCAATGACAACGAGACCGTGTGTGTCATTTGACGCACTAACATTATTATAAAAGGAGTACTGAAGTATGGCCATAGGTCGTATATCAGGATCGGTATTAAAGTCCAATCTGACCAGGAACGGTGTCGATCTTGCATTTGAAACAAACCTACTGTATCTCGACGTGACGAACAGTCGTGTGGGTATTGGTACTTCTGAACCAGCAACAGCACTACATGTAAACGGAACATTAAGGGCATCCAGCGTAAATGTCAATAACGCCTACACATTTCCCACATCAGATGGTTCCGCAAATCAGATATTAAAGACAGACGGAGCAGGTAACGTAAGTTTCGCCAATGACTCCGGTGCGGTAACGGCATTGAACAACGCCACCGCCAACGAATTGGTCACAATAGGTTCAACCACGACCGAACTTGATGCAGAAGCCAATCTCACATTCGATGGAAGCACTCTTGCTGTGACAGGCACACAGACAATCACCAACACCACAACAGGTGATTCATTGCTACTGACAACCACAGAGGATTCTGCCACAGCGGCTCCTGTGCTGACTTTCAAGAGAAACAGTTCAAGCCCGGCCGACGCTGACTGTCTAGGACAACTCAAATTCAAAGGTGAGAATGACGCTGACCAAGAAGTTGTGTATGCTAAGATAACAGGTAAGATACTGGATGCCAGTGATGGCACTGAAGATGGTATCATAGAATTCGCTCACAAGAAAGCAGGCTCAAACGTAATCACAGCAAGATTCAGGTCTGACTCCTTTCAATTATTGAACGACACCAACCTTGTTGCTAGGGGACTGACATATCCCACAGCGGATGGTACGTCAGGACAGGTAATCACAACAGATGGCTCAGGTAATCTTAGTTTCGCTACAATATCAGTGGGAGACCTATCATTTGTTGGATCAACAATCACATCTCCTTCCAACGCTGATCTGACACTAGCAACGGCAGGTTCAGGCACAGTGGTGATCAATGGATTAAGTTTCCCAACAGGTGACGGCTCTGCTAACCAGGTGTTGGCCACAGACGGCTCAGGGCAGTTGAGTTTCGTCAACTCGGGCACAACATCAACCGATAGTGATGAAGCGGGTGCTGGAGATGGCACAACTGACATCGCGGGGAGCCAGAGCGTGATAAACAGTTTCAACGTGTCAACATATGACGCGGCGTTCTACTACGTGGTGTCCAGGGACGAGGTCAACCAAGAGCTTGATATGAAGCGTCACAGCCTCACTCACAATGACACAGCCGCAGTTGTAAACAGTTTCCATGTTGTCGAATCAGATGAGAACAACAGTTACCTCACAGTGGATGCAGATGTAAGCAGTAACCTAGCAAGATTGATTGCCACGGGACAGAGTGTTTCAAACTCCGTGTCACTGTACAGGGTAGTGTTAGGCCCAAGCACCACTGCATCGTCAGATGGCAACACCGCATTCATAGTGAACACCGACGTAGACAGTGCTGTGGAGAACCTAGACACTTGGTCGGCATCCACTTACAGGGGTGCGCACTATTCGATCAACGCAACGAACACAGCCAAGACCGAATCTACCAACATAGAATGTTTGGTTGTAACCGACGGAACGAGCGCATACATCTCTACTTTTGGCGAAGTAAACACCGGCAACAACGCTTTGATATCACTGACCGCAGATGTCAGTGGTGGCAATGTGAGACTTAGGGTAGCGGGCAATGAACCCAACCTAAGGGTTGTAGGCTACAGGGTTATATTGGGAGATTCAGAATCAGACTCAACGGGTAGTTCCGTAAATGTTATAGGAGCGACCACTGTCAGCAGTAGCGCAACTGAATTGGACACCATGAGCTCGGATGACTACAATGCCGCATGGTACGTGGTTGTTGGTCACAACAGCACAGAGGGAGCATCAAGCATACAGTTAGTCAGTCTTCTCAACGACGGCACCGACGCATTCGTGTCACAAGGACCTTATGTGAGTTCGAAGGGCACATCACAACTGTCATTCACAGGCACGTTCAGTGGTGGTACTGCGACTTTGAACTGTGCATCGACGTCAGGTGGATCAACCACTGTAAACGCATACAGGATACACCTGGCCAGAAGCGCGGCAAACACTGTCACAACAAACACAGAGCAGACCATTTCGGCGGTCAAGACATTCTCTGTTGCGCCAACTTTTGGTGTTGGATACAATGAATCAATCAATGCACTAACATCTTCTAGCACGATCACAGTTGACTGTGCAACAGCAAGGGTACACACGGTCACACTTGGCACAGACACAGAATTCAACATAACTTCACTGCCAACAGGTGGTACAGTAACTCTTATTATCACACAGGACGGCACAGGATCAAGGACTGCAACTTTTGGTACAGACGGTTCCGCGGCAGTTAAATTCCCTGCCAGTTCAAGTGTGCTGAGCACAGGTGCCAACGACATAGACGTCGTGTCCATATTCAACGATGGTACGAACTTCCTTGGCAACATAGCAAGGAACTACGGCTAATGCCTGGCTTCAACTCCGTACTCACGTATGAGCCAGTGATAACCACCACAAGCAGACAACTGGAACTGGATGCCGCTGACTCAAGCAGTTACGGTGGTTCGGGTTCGACCTGGACTGACCTCGAGGGCAACGCCAACGCCACAATCACGGGCGCCACACACACAGCGGGCAACAATGATGGCGGTGGCGTGGGATACTTCTCGTTTGATGGCACAAATGATTCGTGCAACTGTCCAGACGTTACTGGGGTCACAGACTTCTCACAGTCCAACGATTACACCATAGAGGCGTGGGTGTATCCAAACTCCACACAGAACACCACAACCAACGGTGACAACGATGTCATCGAAAAATGGGAAGGTAGCACAGGATATCCATATGTTTGCCGTTGGATAAGATCTGCCAGCAGGATGCACATAGCAATATACAACGGTTCCACCAGCCAGAGCGTGAACATAAACGGTTTCACAACTGACGCCTGGAATCACTTCGCCGCGGTTTTCGATCACTCAAATGACACACTGACAGGATACCTTAACGGTCAACAGAGCAATCAGTCCGCACTGACCATCACGGGAACAATCACAAACTCCCACGACCTATGGATAGCGAGACGTGGCACCAGTGATGTTGCAACACAGAACTGGTGGACAGGAAGGATATCAACAATCAGGACTTACAATCGTGCCTTGAGCGCCAGTGATGTTGACAGGAACTTCCAAGCGGAACGTAGGTTCCACGGCATCTAGACGATAAGATCTAGTATAGTTTGTAACTTGCCCTTTATACTTTTATTGTTGAGCGTGTTCCTCAGACCCATGTGTAGGTTCTTGGGCCAGCATTCAAATGCGGTCCAGCAGTAACCAGAATGTTCTTGATTAAGTCTTGGTATGAATTCTGATTCAATCGCTATCAGGTACGTGTGGAAGAAGAACTTCTGATCGTTTGACGTGAACATCTCCAACGGTATGATCTTCTTGAACTTGGGAGTGTCACCCACTTCTTCCTGTATCTCACGCTTCAAACCCTCGAATGCTGATTCCGTGTACTTGGCCTGTCCGCCCACCAATCCCCACATGCCCTGTGTCTTCTTGTCGGTGCGTTGTAGGAACAAAAATCTTTTCGTAGATGTAGCATAGAATAAAGCACCCGAACAAACAATGTTTTCTTTCATCTCTTATTATAACAATTATACGCTAGATTATCAAGGAGTAGTTGCATCTTGTCCAGAAGCATCGTCATTGGCAACATAACCACCATCTAAGACAATGGTCCAGTTACCTTGTGTGTAAACACCTTCGTATGATTTTACCCATTCTGTTCCATTGAATCTGTACTGTATTCCTGTGTTTAAATTGGTAACATAGTGTTGTGTTGAGTCTGGATTTGATGCGTCAAAGGCCACGTTCCATTTACTTGTGGTGCTGTTGTATTCGATTATGTCTCCCACGCTGGCCACTAAACTCCCCCACGTTTGACTTTGGAAACTTGCTGTTGAATCTCCTACATCGTTTATGACCAAATACCTGTCACCATTCGCTGGTGTGCCTAGGTCAAATGTGGCAGGATTTATGATTTTCTTGACCGCTGTCAATGTGTTACTTGGTATTGTGTCACTGTCTATTGTGTACAATAAAATAGTGTCGTCCAAGGTTGTGGTTGCGATGGTACCAACTATTTCGTTTCCGTTTGGCTGTGTGAGTCTTATCTGAGATGTGCCGTTTGTTACCTTGCCATACTGATCCAAAAGCACCTTCCAGTTCACGGCAGGTCCAAACGCCTCGAAAGGATCTGCAAGTCCAGGATCTCTCGCACCTGTATGGAATCCATCTCCTCCTGATTTAACATTTACTCCTGTTGTACCCAACAGTCTCAGTTGATTTCCTGTAACTAATAATCCAAAGTTGTTTGGTGTGATGTAACTTCTTGATGCTAGTTCTCCGTCGATCAATCCTTTCGTGATTCCACCATCGTCGTCATATATGCTCATTATAATTTTTTGTACAACCCCTAATTTTTTAACCTTCACAGGTGGCGACAACCATATTGGCATTGAGAATTGCATGGTTGCAACGTCAATCTCACTCTCTGCACCGACCGGAATTGTTCTTGAACTAAACGTGATTCCAGTCAATTCAACATAACTCAACGATGTCCAGTCAATGTAGTTGTCAGATTTCTGTATTTCAAAATCGGGATTGAAAAGGTATAAAATCTGTTCCATTATCTGCAATTTCTGATCTGTGTTTGACGAGAAAATATCCGCTGTGACTTCTAATCTGAACGGTGAAGGCATGACTTTTTCCACTGTGTATCCTGCACCAAGTTGTGTTCCGTAAGTGCCGTCATCTAACACATCTCTTTCTTTTAGATGCTGTTTTTCTATGTGATAAGGATTCTGCATCCTTTCCCTGTCATAGTTAAGTTCTCTGACATAACACGCTATCTTTGGTGCATAGTTTAAAGCGTTCTCGCTGTTATTCCTTATGATATTGGCAACTTGCCTGGTTGGATCTCCGTATACCACAGGCACTGCCCTCAAATTAATCGCGCCGTCGCTTCCTCTTCCTGTCTCAACAGAAAAATTGCTCAATATTCTAATAAATTGAGTAAGGAATTTCCTAACTTGTCCTTCGTAAAAATGTAACATTAATTGTCAGCCTTTGGTTTCAATGCATCCGTGAGTGATTGTCTTTGTTTTGTAGTTAATCCATTTATTGTTGCTTCACTGGTATTATTGACAAACCCTGTTTTGTAGTTTGCCCTCGAATCATTGTTTGTCATATTGATTCTCACCGAATCTTCTATTTTGACCCACCTATTACCGTCATAACGGAATAGTCTGTTAGGCAAATAATCTGTCCTTAAAAAATAATCTCCCTTGTCTATGCCCGACGTTGGAAAACTTATACCAAAACCAGCAGGATATCCATTTGGTGCTACGCCGTCGCCGTCAAGATAAAATCCATAATGTGAACTTGCAGGTGAATCGATCACAGCGTTGACGGTCTGGTCACTGCTGGCCCTATCTTGTTCTGTGTTGACATTGTCAGTCCTGATGTTGCCTCTTTCGTCTATAGGTGCCACATAATATTGCTTGTAGTTGAAACCTGCCTTAGGTGCGTCCTGTTCGGCCTGTAAAACAACCTGATCATTGATGGTTTTTTCTCTGTTGTAGGTGCTCATGTAATTGGCAACAGATCCTTCTGTGGTCGCGTCTCCAAGCACGTCTCTAAATTCCTGTGAATCCACTAGTGTCTTCATCTTCAATCTTAGCAGATGTGGCCACCATGTCTGTGAGAAACCTTCCGCGGCCCTGTTAACATCCTCGACCACGTAGTATCTCTTCAACGCTATGGGTATGGATTCATCTAAACTGTAATCTTCCTTCATGTGAGGGAACTCTATCACATCTCCACTCATAGGCTTCCTGCCAATCCGTTCCACAATGTCATTCAAATGTACAGTTAAAAACAGGGTGTCGTTCTGTAGGAACATGCCAAACTGAGATAGGTTGAAATCCGCATCTTGGACGTTGTAGATACCACGCACGATGTAAACATCGTCTGAATATTTCCTATCTCTGTTCTCTAAAAATAGGAGATCTTGTATGGTCCTTTCGTTGAGACTATCTCCAGAATATTGTGGCTGTGTTGGTGATGCATCTCCGTCCTTATTGGTTTCACCTTGATCATAGGGCCCTAGGTATTTGTGGAAATGTAGGTCAGTGCCTCCAACTGTGAACATCTCTTTGATGTTACGATCGAAGAACTTGTAGTCATTGCCCTTTTCAGGCTTGAAAATGGATAATCTTGGCATATCACACATATTTATTGCACAGGCAAAGGCAATAAATATGAGTATGTCAGAACTACAAACAGGACAACAAGAAATATTTGATTACGTCAAAAACAACCTAGGTGAAGGTATGATTGACGTCGAATTAGATCCAAAGCACTACCAAACGGCGCTGGAAAGAGCGATAAACAAATTCAGACAGCGATCATCAAATGCTGTGGAAGAATCGTATGCTTTCCTTGAATTAAAGAAGGATCAAAATTCTTATATTTTACCCGATGAAGTCATCAACGTAAGAAGCCTACACAGAAGGACTGTTGGATCTCGCACAGAAGGTGGCGAGGGTGGCACCCTGTTTGAACCCTTCAATCTAGCGTACACAAATACATATCTCCTTAGAGCAGGTGCTACAGGTGGACTAGCAACCTACTACGCTTTTGCAAGTTATCAAGAACTTGTGGGAAAACTGTTTGGCAGTTTCATACAGTTCCATTATGACAACGCAACAAAAAAATTAACCATCACACAAAGACCCAGAGCAGACAACGAGACAGTGTTGATGCACACTGATAATTTCAGACCTGACATCACTTTGTTCAAGGACATCTATTCTAAACCTTGGATCAGAGACTATACACTGGCCGTATCAAAAATCATGCTAGGAGAAGCAAGAGGTAAATTCAATACCATTGCTGGTCCACAAGGCGGTACAACACTTAATGGCGATGCACTTAAGAATGAAGGTCAGGCCGAGATCGAAAGACTTGAAGCGGAAATAGGCAACTATGCAGAAGGCGGCACACCACACAGTTTTGTTATTGGTTAATTGACCAAGATCTCCATTTAAATACTCCGCAATGAAAACTTCCAAATACAAAAAATACTCTGACCTCACACTTGACGAACTGGAAAAATTAGTAGAAGATTTGGAAATAATGAGCATTAAGGCTCTCAAAGAACGCAAGAAAACGTTAAGGACTTCCATATTGCAATCCGTGAGGAAAGCAATAAAAGAGATTGAAAAACGTTTAAAAAAATAGTATAATAAACCTTATGTTGATAGGTGTAGTAGGTTTAATAGGTTCTGGCAAAGACACTGTGTCTGACAGACTGGTTGAAAAACACGGTTACCAAAAAGACAGTTTTGCAAAAAGTTTGAAGGATGCCGTCGCATCCATGTTCAATTGGGATAGAGCGATGCTGGAAGGTGATACTGACTTGAGCAGACACTGGCGCGAACAACCTGACAAGTTTTGGAGTGAGAAGTTTGGAAAGCCTGTGACACCTAGATGGGTGTTACAGTATTTTGGCACGGAGGTAATGCGTGGACAGATGTACGATGCAATTTGGGTAGACAGTTGTATGGGCAGATACAAGGGACAGAACACCGTGATTGCAGATGTTAGATTCCCAAACGAAGTGAAACAGATCAGGGCACATGGCGGCAAAGTTATACGTGTGAAAAGAGGACAAGATCCAGAATGGTTTGTGAATTACGTTGAAGGCAACATTGCCCCAAGGGGCATACACAGTTCAGAATATGCATGGGCCAAAGAGGAGTTTGATTTCATTGTTGAAAACAATGGCTCAAAAGAGGAACTATACGTAAAAATAGATGAATTAATCGTCAGCAACAAGATCACCCACACGCCAGCCAAGTCTACGGGTGCTGGACAACCTCTGGCAATTGGCGCAAACAGTTTTTAGGTTTTTAGCCGCAGTATTACGCAGATCACCGTCCACGAACAACACATCCATTTGTGCTCTGTCCTGTGCTTTGAACCCACACAGTTCACATTTCTTGCGTTTCTTATAGCCTGATCTATCAAGTGCAGTGATGCCTCCCACTTTTTTGCCTGCTGATTTCCTGATGCAGGTGTCACACTGGCTACGCCAGTACACCGTGTCATTTCGCTTGTAGGCATAGGCCCTGGGCTTCGTGTTACAGGTCTTGCACAATGGTCTATTCGTGTACGACATAAAGTTATTTACGTTCCCTATATAGGCACCAGGAAAATGGTAAATTATGTCAACAAAACCGTACGATATAATAAATAACTCTAGTATATACGTAACTTGCAAGGAGAATACGAAAAATGGCATTAACATCACCAGGAGTAGAGGTTTCAGTAATAAATGAAAGTTTCTACGTACCATCAGATGCGGGT